ATATACAAGAGGGTGATAAGATTAAGTTTCTAAAACTAAAAGAAGCAAACCCATTTAAGTTTGATGTTATCAGTTATATTAGTACATTGCCTACTGAATTTAAATTAAAACAGTATGTAGATTATGAAACACAATTTGAAAAAACATTCCTTGACCCTATGCGATTTATATTAAATGCTATCGGGTGGGAACATGAACCAAAGGCAAGTTTAGAGGCATTTTTTGAATGATATTATTTGGTAAAACTATACATCAAGCTAAGTTAGATATTTCTGAACGAGATAGAGGTATCTATAAACAAATTTTACAAAACTTAGATTACACATACTCAGGTGGAGAAACAAGAGATATATCACATATCTCACACGAAAAAGAATTATTAGAATATCCTACATTATTACATTTAAAAAATAAGATACAACAAGAATTTTATACATTCAAACACCAAGTAATGAGATATAAAAATAAATTTGAGATTGTTAGATCATGGATTGCAAAGAGTGAACCAGGACAATCTAGTAGTTTTCATAATCATAATAACTGTATGTGGTCTGGTGTTTATTACATAGATGTACCACAAAAATCAGGTGGTATTACATTTGAAAATTTTGATGTACAAAGATTTCAGTTACAAGTATTAGACTATAACGAAAACAATTCTGAAAAGATAACACTAATACCTGAAACAGATACGGTCATATTCTTCCCTAGTGAAGTATACCATAAAATAGAAACAAACGAAAGTAACATGACAAGATATTCTATAGCTTTTAATTTAATGCCGATTGGTGAGATTGGTGATAACAGAAGCGATAGTTATATTAAGAACTTACAAAATGTTCCCAAATAAACAATATGGAGTGATCTATGCAGATCCACCTTGGCAGTTTAAAACTAGGTCTGAAAAAGGAAAAGATAGAAGTCCTGAGAAACATTATAATGTGCTCAATCTTACTGATATCTGTAATTTACCTGTTAGCGATATTGCTAAACCTGATTCAGTCTTATTAATGTGGGTGTGCGATCCACTATTAGACCAGGCGTTTAAAGTTATAGACGCCTGGGGTTTTAAGTTTAAGACAGTAGGTTTTACTTGGGCAAAAACAAATAAAAATAAACTAGGTTTTTTTACAGGTCTAGGATATTGGACAAGAGGTAATCCAGAAATGTGTTTATTAGCTACAAAGGGTAGACCAAAAAGAATATCTAAATCTGTACCTCAGTTAGTTGTTGAACAAAGAAAAAGACATAGTGAAAAACCTTTGTTACACGAACAGATTGAACAACTTGTCGCAGGCCCTTATATTGAATTATTTGCAAGAAAAAAGACGAGAAGTGGTTGGGATTATTGGGGGAATGAAGTATGAGTCTATGTATGGCATTGACTTTCTCAGCTTTGTGTGTTATAATACCATCACTATTATTATGGATGTGGAATGGCGAAGACCCTAACTAAACTAGAACCAGCAGACGCTTTGTATTGTGCTAAAATTTTCAATGACTATTTTGGTCAGTTTGAAAGAATAGACCAATACATGAAAGATCAAAAGTTGGCACAATTGGAAGATACTGTATCATCTTCTCTACCAGGCATGGGACCTGAAGAAGATTTATTTAATGATTTTACTATGTCACCTGAAGACATGGACTTTGAAGTATATGAGCCTACTGATGGTACAAGTTATGTTACATTATTAAATATGACATCAAGTCATACTAATATGCCAAGTATTCCAGGTAAAGAATTAAAGTTATTAGTTAAAGAAAAAAACACAGGCAAGATTATGGGTTTTATTCGTTTTGGTTCTCCTGTAATCAACTCAGCTCCTAGAAATCAAGTATTAGGTCAAGTGCCTGATTTGAAACAGTTTAACAAAACTGCCATTATGGGTTTTACAATTGTACCTACACAACCATTTGGTTATAATTATTTGGGTGGTAAACTATTGGCAGCTATTTGTTGTTCACACAAAGTAAAAGATATACTAGATAAAAAATATAATATGAACTTAGTTATGTTTGAAACTACAAGTTTGTATGGTTCTAGTAAATCATCCAGCCAATATGATGGTATGAAACCATATCTAAGATTTAAAGGTGTAACTGATAGTAAATTTATTCCGTTAATGCATGGTCAACCATATAGAGATTTAAATAATTATGTTGAAGAAAGAGTTGGTCTTTTAGTGCCAGCTGGTGCGTCAAGTCGTAAACTTAAAATGACAACAGCTGTGATTGGTTTATTAAAAAGAAGTTTAAACGGTGATGATTTAGTAAAGTTTAAATCTACAATTGCAAATGCTTTAAAACTAACAGAAAGAAAAAGATTTTATGTTTCTAATTATGGTGTAGAAAACTTTGTTGATATTGTAAATGGTAAAACAGATACAATTAAAAAGGCAGAAAACTACGATAGATTTAGTTTTGAAAATACTATTTTATGGTGGAAAAAACTTGCAACAAAAAGATTTAATAATTTAAAAGCAGATGGTCGTTTAAGAACTGAATTAGAATTGTGGTCAAAAGAGGCAAACATAGATATAATAAGATGAGAAAAAAGAAAACTTATATACACGTAAACCAACACGTAATACGGAGTAATAAAAAACATGGAAAAGATGATCCAGCTATTACAGTTAAACAAGGTACAAAAAATACCTATTGCCACGAAGTTAAGATACATGGTCCGTCATCCGTTCTTTATGGCGGTAATGATAAACCTTTGCTTTCTTGTGGTGCTAGAGTTGTTATTGTAACTGAAAGTGAAACTGAAATTGTAAGATGAAGAACTTAGAAGACTTTATATTTACAGCTAACTATTTACCAAAAGAAGATTGCCAATATATTGTAAATTCTATTTCACAAAGAGATTGGAAAAAACATGAGTGGCATGAAAATGTAAATAATAGTTATCAAAGTGAACAAGAAAAAGAATTAGATGTGTATATGTCAGATGAAGTTTTACAAGAAAAACTACATCCATATATATTAAAAGCTATTAATGATTACACAAAAGAAAAATTTTTTGATGCCGATAAGACTAAATATTTGGTAACTAGATATAGTCCTGTCAGATTTAATAGATATGTAAATGCAAAGATGAGAACGCATTATGACCATATACATTCTATATTTGATGGTGATAGAAAAGGTATTCCTGTACTAAGTATATTAGGAGTTTTAAATGATGATTACAAAGGTGGTAACTTTTTATTTGGTGATGAGCATGAAATAAAATTGCGACAAGGAGACATATTGATATTTCCGTCAATATTCTTATATCCACATAAAGTAAAAGAGGTAACCGAAGGAACACGATATAGTTTTATAACTTGGGCTTTCTAATATGAACATGATAACAGAAAAAGATTACCTAAATTTAAAAGAGTATTGGGATTATCAACGTAAGATACAATATAATAGAGAAGAAATTGAAAAAATGGCTGAAGATTTTGAAGGCCGTTTACAAAGAAATGATGGTTTTGCTGTAACACCATTAAGTGCAAATGATGTGTTTGATATGATATGGAACAAAATGAGGAGTGAGGATTATCAGGATCCACCAAAAGGTTGGGTACCAAATGATCCACAATATAAAAAATGGAACGAATAGAAGTAATAGACAATTTAATAAATGATTATAACCACAATCATATAGAAAAAACTTTACTTGATAATACAAAGTTTGATTATAAATTTGTTAGAGATGTTACCATAGAGGGTAACGAACAACAAAGACCTGGTTTTTATCATATGTTAATGCAAGATAATAAAAAGGTTTCGCCTTTTGCAAATTTAGCTGTAGATATTGTTACTCATTCATGTATCAAATTAAATTTAATACCTAAAAAAATATTACAGGCAAGAAGTTTTTTACAATTACCTTTAGCAGCTCATTATAGAGGTGATAATGTTGATACACCACATATAGATAATGTTGAAAATCATATTGTAATATTATATTACGTTAACGATAGTGATGGTTGTACAGTAATTTATGATAAGAAATATGAAGAGGGTAAAACTGTAAAATTTGACGAACTAAAAGAAATTAAAAGAGTAGAACCTAAAAAAGGAAGAGTGGTAATATTTAATGGTTTACATTATCACACAGGTGAACAACCAAATAGTAATTTAAGAAGTATTATAAATTGTAACATACAAGTATGAATAAAATAAAATTAGAAATATCAGCTTTAATAGATAAGTTTGAACAACATGATTTACTTAAAGATAATTTACTTGATTTAATTGATAAGTCAGATAATCCGGTAGAGAAAAAAATAGATAAGAATTGGGAATATCACATATCAAAATGTGATTGGGATAATAATACAGATTTTGATAATAGACCTTGGGTAGATTTACTAAAACCACATTTACAAAACCACTTTAATAAGTGTGCTAATTTTATGTTATATCAAAAGGCAAAAATAAAAGCATTATGGTATCAACAGTATAATCAAAATGACGCACATGGTTGGCATATACATGGTGATAATTACACAGGTGTTTATTACTTACAACTACCAGAAGGATCATCAAAAACGGAATTAGTAAATCATTATTTACAAGACAAAGAAATACAAACGGCACAAATAGAAGCTAAAGAAGGAGATATTATAATCTTTCCTAGTTTTGTTATACATAGATCGCCAAAGATTGATAGTGATGTTACAAAAACAATTATATCATTTAATTTAGAATTTAACGGTATCAAAGAAGTATAATGTATTTTCCAACATATCATACACATAGGTTTTATGAAAATCCACAACAAGTTTATGAGTGGGCAAATAGTTTAGAATATATAAGACCAGAAGCAGGACATTATCCTGGTGCAAGAACATTACATTTACACGAAGTGGATGGAGATTTCTTCCAATATGTGTGTAATAAAGTATTACGAATGATTTATGGTAAGTTTGTAAAAGATATTGATTATCAATGTGCTATGAATTTTCAAAAAATACATTATGATGATATAGCTGAAGACGGTAAAGGTTGGGTGCATTTAGATGAAAGTTCCCATTTAACAGTATTGATATATTTAACACCAGGTAAATCACAATCTGGTACTTCTTTGTATATGCCTAAAAAAGAGGGTACTATCTTAGGTGGTAAACAAGAAGAAAAATTTAAATATTATAAAACCAAACAAGCAACAACTCAATATAGAGAAGCTTTAGATTATAACAATGGATTATATGAAGAGATTGCGACATTTGGTTCTAATTTTAATAGTATGGTTGCATTTGATGGCGGTATGTTCCACGGTGCAAACTTTGATTTAAAACCAGGCGAAGAGAGATTAACACAAACCTTATTCTTTAATGATTTAAGAGTTCCTTACTATCCTGGAGTAGAGATGGAGAGAAATAGTCTGTGATGATAACAGTTTATAAACATGGAAAATATATGACACATCACTTTCCACCTCAGGAGCTTGACAATATTAAAGAAACATGTTATAGTATTGGGATAAAATGGTATACTATAAGTTATACAGAAACGGAGAAACAAGAATATGAGCAACTTTCTAAAAGACATAATTAAAGAAACAGGAAATGAATATGCAACACTAGTAAGCGAGGGTGTTGATGGTGCAGATGTAACATCATTTGTAGATACAGGTTCCTATTCTTTCAATGCTCTATTATCTGGTAGTATTTTCGGTGGTATGCCAGGAAATAAAATCACAGCAATAGCAGGTGAAGCTGCAACAGGTAAAACATTTTTTGCCTTAGGTATTTGTAAATCATTTTTAGAGAAACATCCAGACGCAGGTGTCATTTACTTTGAATCTGAAAGTGCAATATCTAAAGACATGATTGAAGGCAGAGGTGTTGACGCTCAAAGAATGGTGATAGTGCCAGTTGCAACAGTACAAGAATTTAGAAATCAATCAATCAAAATTATTGACAAATACTTAGAACAACCAGAAGACAAAAGAAAACCATTAATGTTTGTATTAGATAGTTTAGGTATGTTATCAACTACAAAAGAAATGGAAGATACAGCTGCTGGTAAAGAAACAAGAGATATGACTAGATCACAAATAGTCAAATCTACATTTAGAGTTTTAACACTTAAATTAGGTAAAGCAAATATACCTATGATAATGACCAATCACACTTATGATGTTATTGGTTCTATGTTCCCACAAAAAGAAATGGGTGGCGGCTCAGGTCTAAAATACGCAGCCTCATCAATTGTATATCTTGGTAAAAGAAAAGAAAAAGACGGCACCGAGGTAGTTGGAAATATCATTCATTGTAAAAATTACAAATCACGTTTAACAAAAGAAAATGCTCAAATAGATGTAAGACTAACTTATAAACAAGGCCTTGATAGATATTATGGTCTTTTAGAACTAGGCGAAGAAGCTGGTGTCTTTAAGAAAGTATCTACAAGATATGAATTATCCGATGGCACTAAAGTTTTTGGTAAGTCTATCAATACTGAGCCAGAAAAATATTTTACAGATGAGGTATTAACAAAGATTGATGAGTACACAAAAAGAAAATTCTCCTACGGATCAGACGAAGAATAAAAGATACGTTTTTGTACAACGAGAAGAAGACGAGTTTACTTCTTTAAAGTTGACAGAGGGTACTTTTAAAGGTGTAATCTACAAATACGGTAGAGTACAATTTGCTGATAGGGAAAATGAAGACGGGCTGTTGCCAATGAAGTTTGATTATGATATATTGCAAAATCCATATGAAGTGGAGCTTGACAATAAAGAATTTTTAGACTATATTGGTGATATATTAATAGAACTAATGGATGAGAAAGTGAAAAGTGGTGGAAGTATTATCGGAAAGAATTGAACTAACTATATTAAGAAACCTAGTTTACAACGAAGAGTTTACTAGAAAAGTTTTACCTTTTATCAAAGAAGAGTATTTTGTCAAAAGAGAAGAACAAACTTTATTTGGTGAGATATTTAAATTTGTTGACAAGTATAAAAATCTACCTACAAAAGAAACTCTATTAATAGAACTTAATCAAAGAAAAGATATCAACCAGGAAGAACTAGGTCATATCCGTGATCTAGTAAAAACTTTTAGTGAAGATGATATTGATACAAAATGGTTATTAGATACAACTGAAAAGTTTTGTAAAGATCGTGCCGTTCACAATGCAGTATTAGATGGTATCAAAATATTAGATAAGAAAGACGCTAAAAGATCACCAGAAGCTATACCAAGTATTTTATCAGACGCATTAGCTGTATCTTTCGATAACCATGTAGGGCATGATTATATCGAAGACGCCAAAAGTAGATTTGATTGGTACCATACAAAAGAGAAAAAGTTTAAATTTGATTTAGATTATTTCAATCGTATTACAAAAGGTGGTGTTCCTAGTAAAACTTTGAATATTGCTCTTGCAGGTACAGGTGTTGGTAAATCTTTGTTTATGTGTCATTGTGCTAGTAACTTTCTAACACAAGGTCAGAATGTGTTGTATATTACTTTAGAGATGGCAGAGGAAAGAATTGCTGAAAGAATAGACGCTAACTTATTAGATGTATCTATGGAAGACCTACACGTTATGCCTCAACAACTATATGATAGTAAAGTTGAAAAGATTAATGCAAAGACAAATGGTAAATTAATTATCAAAGAATATCCTACAGCTTCTGCTCATGCAGGTCATTTTAGAAGTTTATTAAATGAATTATCACTAAAGAAAAGTTTTAAACCAGATATGGTCTTTATTGATTATTTAAATATCTGTGCTAGTAGTAGATTTAAAGGTGGTAACATATCATCATATTTTTATATCAAAGCAATTGCTGAGGAACTTAGAGGTCTTGCTGTTGAGTTTGATGTGCCTATCTTTAGTGCAACACAAACAACTAGAACTGGTTTCGTTTCAACTGATATTGGTTTGGAAGATACCTCAGAAAGTTTTGGTTTACCTGCTACTGCCGACTTCATGTTTGCCTTAATGTCAAATGAAGAGTTAGAAGCATTAGGTCAGATGAAAGTCAAACAGTTAAAGAATAGATATAATGATCCGTCTGTAAACAGAGCATTTATTATTGGTGTTGACAGGTCTAAAATGAGATTGTATGATGTGCAACAAGCAGCTCAAAATATAGTAGATAGCAACCAAAAAGAAACACCTGAATCAGCTTACGATAAGTTTAGTGATTTCAAATTATAGGAGATAGTATGCCAAAGAGAAAAACACAAAAGGTTCAATTCAGAAAAGGCGATAGAAGGCCTAGACCTGATAAAGAATATACAACCTTATCGTATAGAAAGAGATTAATTAAAAGAGGTAAGAAGATGATTTGGAAAGTTACAGAGTATCCTACAAAGACAGTAATCGGTGAATACTTTTTTGAAGAAGACGCAGATAAGGTAACTAAGTTTCAAAACAAACATAAAGTATGGCATGCTAATGGAGGAATACCAAGGTTTTTAACAATTAAGTTATAAATAGTAACATGGCATACAGTTACATACCTCAATCACCAAATGATATATCTAAAAAATCTGATATATTTAAATCTAGCGAATACTTGCAGGTGTATCGTTATTTACAAAAGAAATTTAAAAGAAAAGATCCTATAGCTTTATCTGAAAAGGCAAGTGAAAAAAAGAACATCAAAGTATCACGTGCTTTTCAATCAGTAATTACAATTAACGATATTAAGAATGATCTATCTCTAAATGAAGTAAACTTATCTTTTGGAGAAGGCAGTAGAGGTGGTCGAGGTGTTAAGAACCAAGGTAATCAGTTCGAAAAAGATTTAGCTGAAGACATGGATGTTTGGTGGAATGATGATGGTAAATATAAGAATCCACATACTGAAAAAATTATTGATGAAATGGCAAAAATGTATAAGTGGAATGACGCTAAAACATTTGAAGCAAAAGTAGAAGGTGATTTAAACCAAAGACGTCCACTTGTATGGCAAGGTCAACAAATTTATATCGGTAAAGGTGGTGAACCTAATATTGGTGCTACAGTTACAGATATTACAGTTACTACAAATGGTAAAAATAAAACGTATCTATCTTTAAAGGCAACTGGTACAGTTACATTCTTTAATGCAGGCGTAAGTAGATATCTT